GGCGGCGACCCGAATTGCCCCTGGGCGCGGGCGGCGCGGTCTCGAGCCGGACGCAGCCGGCACGCACCAGCTCGCGCTGCCGCTCCGCGGTGATGCCAGGCGGCAACGGATCGCCCGGCTCGATGCGATTACCGGTCGTCCGGTCGATGAATGCGGAAATCACAACGGCCTTGTTCATGATGACCCTAGTGTTCGGTTACGGGGTGAACCGGCCGCTGCCCCGGATCACCACACCGTTGCCGTTGGTGATGGTCGCGGACACGTGCGTGTACGGCGCGCCGCCCACCGTCGCGCCCAGGTCGCTGACATCGGCCTCCGCGACGGCCACATCGCCGGACGTCACCGCCGAGCCGAGGTTTGCGGCGTTGGTGCCCGACGCGTCGGTCGCCTTGCGCAACTGCACCGACACCTGTACCGGCGGCGAGACGACATCGGCGCTGGCCGCTGCAACCACCTTGCGGTACTCCGCCATCGAGACCCATTCGCCCGGCGCCGAGAACACCAGTCGCTCCGTCAGTTTCGCGTTCATCTTCCCACCTCTGTCGAAAAGGAGGGGCGCCCGAAGGCGCCCTGGACCACCTGCCTGTCAGTTCCCGATCACGCCGACGGAACGTCGAGGACCACGAACGGCGACACCTCGTAGCCGCCTTCCTGCTTGAACGGCGCCTTGAGCCAGGGCTGGCCGTCCACGTTCCAGAAGATCTTCACGACCGTCTTGTTCTCGAGGAACTTGACGTGCGGGCTCGCCGCGACGAACGGGCCGGAGCCGTCCTTGATCAGGTAGTAGGACAGATCGACCAGCGCGAGGTCGCCCTTGCTGCCGAGCTGCGGCGAGCGCTCGTTCCAGAGGATCGGATAGCCGCCGAGCAGCTGGTTGCCGGCGTTGTCACGCAGGTCCGGGTTCCAGACCAGCGCGCCGTTGCCGGTCGGCGGCGAGCCGATGTCATTGCGCAGGTTCTGGAGCTGCGGCAGGATCGACTGGGAGGCCAGCCACACCGGCGTGCCGCCCCGCATCAGGATCCGCGCGGTCATCGCGTTGATGTCGTCCCGCGATATCTGGCTGGCACCCTGGCGGTTCACCGTGAAGGCCGCGCTGCTGTTGATGATGCCCAGCGGCCGGGCCACGCCGTTGCCGGTGAGGAACGCATGGTCCTCGGCCGAGATCATCGCCTCACGCAGCAGCCGCTCGATGACGGCGCTCGCGGCCGCCCAGTTGCGCAGCAACTTGTCGGTCAGCACGACATGGCCGGCGACTTCCTTCGGCTCGAGCTTGATCTCGCGCAGCGCCGCGTCGGTTTCCGGCTTCGCGGCGCCCTCGCCGATCCAGTTGACTTCTACGCCGCCGTAGACGTTGGCAGGGTTGGTGCCACCCTGATCGAGCGCCGGCATGGTGATCGCCGAATCCGGCGGATCGCCGGCCGGGATGACCATCGCGCGCGGACGGATGCGCGCCTCCTGCGGGCTGACCTGCATCAGCGTCGCGCGGAACTGCGTCGGCACCGCGAAGCCGCCGGCGGGGCCGGAATCCATGCGCTGCTCCGCGTTGGGCTGCTCATGGTACAGGCTGGCCAGGCGCTGGTCGTTCGGGTTGCGCACCACCGTGGCGATGAACTCGCCCACGCTCTCGAACTCCCTCGAGGCCTCCGGCGCGACGCGGCCGGGATGGTTGCGGGCCGCCACTGCCGGCGCCGGCTGCGCCAGATGGGCTTCGGTCTCTTCCAGCCGCTCGCGCCGCTCGATGCTTGCTGACAGGTTCTTGACCTCCGCTTCCGTGGCGTCGTACTGCGCGACTTCTTCCGGGGTCAGATCCCGATTCTCGCTCTCCGCCTTCGCGATCATGGCGCGCAGTTGTGCGACCAGTGCTGCGCGCTTCTCGCGCATCTGCTGCAAGTTCATGTCTTACTCCATTGCTTGCCGAGACCCTGAACAACAACGCGGCGGAGCCGCGCCACCGAACGAATACTACAACTCTGCCAGCGCCAATGCACGCCGCCGGCGTTCCAGCGCCAACGCACGCCCGCCGGCGGGGGCGGACTTGGCCGGCATGCCGTAGGCGGCCAGCGTATCGCGCAGCGTCCGCACCCCATCGATCATGCCTGCGCCCTCGGCCGCCTCGCTGGTCAGCACGCGCCCCTGGCCGAAGGACTCCCCGCGCACCGTGCCGACGGGCACGCCACGGCCCTTGGCGACATCGGCGGTGAACCGCTGATAGGCATCATCGACCAGCGCCTGCCAGTACTCGCGCGCGTCATCGGACAGCGGCTCGTAGGCGTTGGCATCGACCTTGTGCTTGCCGGCGACGATGAACGTCGGCTTGATCCCGGCCTCAGCCAGCGCCTTCGAGAAATCCAGATGCAGGACGTAGGCGCCGATGCTGCCCACCAGCGCCGAGGGAGCGGCCACGATCTCATCGGCGGCCGATGCCAGCCAGTACGCGGCCGAGGCCATCAGATGCTCGGCGACCGCCACGATGGGTTTGTCCCCGCCGCGCAGGGCCATGAGCTCGGCATGGCCCTCCGGCACCCCTGCGGAACTGCCGCCCGGGGAATCGTAGGCATGGACCACGGCCTTGATCCCGGAGTCCGCCATGGCGGTCCGCGTCATCGAGACGATGGTATCGACCGACGTAGCGAACCCCACGTACTCCAAGATGTTGGCGCGCGGGATGATGACGCCGCGCACCTGCACCACCGCAATGCCGCCCTGCGCGCGCGCGATCGCCGCACGCCGGCGGCCATCGATGGCCGCCTCGATGTCGGCGGCGCTCATGGACTCGATTTCGATCGGCGCCACCGCGGCGGCAGCCACCTGCGCCACCCACTCGCGCCACAGCGCGACGGGCAGGGCGCCCATGATCTGCACCAATGTCCGAAGATCAATCATCGTCGCTATCTCCCTGACCCGGATCAGTACTCCCGCCGCGCTGATCCTGCTGGGTATTTCCCCCGCCCTGATCCGGCGCAGTATTCGCGGGCACCATGTTCGCCTGCTGCAGCGGCACATCGAGGCCATCCACCGGTGGCAAGTCTTCCTTCTCGCGCACCTCCGAGCGCAGCAGCCAGCCATCCGTGATGCCGGCGCCATAGAAGGCGGCGCGGGCCGCCATGTCGCCGCGCAGCAGGGCGTTCATGTTGAACTTGACGAAGTAGCCCTTCTCCCGCTCCTGCTCAGTGAAGCACTTCCAGTTGATCTCCTGTTCCCAGGCCTCCGTCCATGGCTGCAGCGTGTGCACCACGAACGCGGTCATCATCTGCTCGAGGCCGGTGCCCCAACTGGTGTCCTTCTCATTCGACTGCAGCAGGAACAGCGGCACGTTGTAGATGCGGGCGATCTCGCCGATCTGGAACGTCCGCGTGCTCAGGAACTGCGCATCCTCGGGCGGAATGGTGGTGGCGACGTACTTCATGCCCTCTTCGAGCACCTTCACCCGATGGGCATTATCGAGGCCGCCCTGCTGCTCCTGGAACGAGTCCGCGATGTTCTGAAAGGCCTTCTGTCCCAGCTTGCCCGGGTGCAGCAGGAACCCGCCCGACTTCGCATCATTGGCGAAGAACTTCTCGCCGAACTTCTCCGCCGCCTGCGCGAGGCCCACCGCCGAGCGCGCAAGCTGGATCTGAGACAGTCCGCAATAGCCATCCAGCGACAGGTCCATCACGTGCAGCACGTCGTAGTCCGGCAGCATGAACGACTTGCCGTCGATGATGGTGCGGTAGCGCAGCTCATCGGCCTGGCGCTCGGGATTCGTCGCCCAAGGCAACAGCGGCCAGAGGCCGATCGGCTCGCCGCGGTTGTTCCGCTGGATCTCGATGTAGGCGTTGCCCCAGAGCAGCGCGTGCGCCTGGCCGGTCTTCTTCAGCGTGCGCGCGTTCATGTACGGGTTCGGCCGCCGGCGCAGAATGGCGTTCAGCGGGTGCTTCGGATCTTCCTCGGCCGCGCCGTTTTTGCCGCGCCGGAACACCTGCACCGGGAACATGCCGATGGGGTTGCTGATGCGGCCCACGCACGCGTAGACCACCGGCAGGTTCAGGGCACTGAACTCGTTGACGATGATGCCGCTGGCGGTCTTCATGCCGACCGCGCGGATGATCCAGTGATTGGGATCACTGACCGATTGCGACTCGCCGAAGGCCGCCTGTGGCCGGAACCGGAAGGCCTGCGCGAGCACGCCCATCAGCCCGCCCTCGCCAGCAGCACCGCAGCAGCGATGCACATCAGGCCGCCGACGATGAAGCCGGCCGGGAGGTAGACCAGCCCTGCACCGATGGTGACCGAGACCGACCCGGCCACCGCGAGCAGATCAATCATCGCCTCGTTCCGCTTGCTGCGGCCCGGGTTGTCGTTCTCCTGCTTGCCGTCCACTAGCCGACCGTCAGTAATCCGCGCGTTTCGTAGACCGATGGCCCCTCGGGTTCTTGCGTCATCAGGACGCCGATCCCCATGATGGTCGCAACAATACCATCAATTCTTTCGGTTGACTTGTCCTTCGCCGGCTTGATGTTGCCGGCCGGGTCGGTATCGACGGCCACGTTGCCGGCGCACCACCGCAGCACCGGATGCCCGCCGTGGTCCAGGAGGCGGGCCACCACCAGCCGCTCCAGCTCCTTGGTCGGCGCCGACATGGACGCATAGCCCTGCCCGAACAGCACCGCATTCAGGCCCTCGTCCCGGATCTCGGTGGCGATCTGCGTCGCGTTCCATCGGTCGATCGCTACCGCAGTGCAGCCAAACGCTTCGGCGTCGCGGAACAGCTGGTGCTTGACGTAGGCGTAGTCGACCACGTTGCCCGGCGTGGCGATCATGGCGCCCATCTTGACCC